TTTGACCCTGTTCATAAAGGACACATTGAGTGTATTAATATAGCTAAAGAATTGGCAGATGAAGTTTGGATTGGATTAAACAACGATAGTTGGTTACGAAGAAAAAAAGGTAAATCATTTATGAAAGAACAAGAAAGAGCTTTTATTATGAGTAATCTAAAAGCAGTTGATTGGGTTTATATAATGAATCCAAAATCAAGTGGAGATAATACTGCAATTGACTTTATAGATGAAGCTAGATTAAAGTGGATAAAAGAAGGAAGAGGTGAGTTGAAAGGTAATATGGCATTTGGTAATGGAGGAGATAGAACAGAAACAACTACACCAGAGAATGATGTATGTAATTCATATGGAATAGCTTCAGTATGGGGATTAGGAGATAAAGTACAATCTTCATCTTGGTTATTAGAAAAATATTTAAACATAGCAGAATAATGAATATAGAACAATTAGTAAAAGATTACCCAAACGATATGGAGTTGGGAAAGGCTGTACGAGATATATACAGAAAAGAAAAAGAATATCTCAACCATCATAAGGATATAAAAATATATGAATCACCTGATAAGGGAGAAACAATATATGAAAGACCTTTTGGTGGAGATGTAACGAAAAGAAAATTAGTAACAAAACAATTAAATTTATTCGATGAAATTAATTAAAAAAGAAAGTCAATTAAAAACTCCATTGATTGCAAAACCAATGAGTAAAAAAGAAATTGATTCAATATCAACAACTTTATTAACAGAACTTACTAAACATGGTGGTATTGGACTATCTGCAAATCAAATTGGTTTGGATATTCGTGCGTGTGTAATTAATGTTAAAGAACCATTGGTATTAATTAATCCACGAGTTATTGATGTATCTAAGGAAACTGTTGCGTATGTAGAGCAATGTTTATCATTAGATAAAACCATGAGAAAACCAGTTAAAACAATAAGACATAAATCATTTAAACTAGAATGTGATAATTTAGGTGTAGTAGAATTTGGACCAGATAAGGTAGATTCTGAATGGAAAGATTCTAATGAATTCTTTTCAGATGAAGGATTATTAGAGTGTGTTTGTGCTCAACATGAGATAGACCACCTTAATGGAGTTCTTATAACAGATTCTTCAAGAAGATATACTACTACAATTATTGCACCAAAAAAATATGGTAGAAACGAAAGGGTAATGGTAAAATTACCAGATGGTTCTACTGAATTTATGAAATACAAAAAAGCAGAACCACTACTTTCAGTTGGTTGTGAAATCTTATAATTTAAACTAAAACATGGGAAAACTTATATTTACATATACAGATAAAGACTACATAGAACATAATAGAGAAGTAAGCAAGATTGAATTAGATGTACCAGATGATATGGATATTCACGAATTCAAAGTAGTTTGTGTTAGGCTTGCATCTACAATCGGTTATAGTAATAAATCAATAACAAAGGCGTTTGGTGATTTAATCTACGGAGATGAAAATCCAAATACTATAAAAGAACTACTACATGAACTCAACGTCATTACAAATAAAAAAACTTAACGATAGGTACGTCATTACAAATAAAAAAACTTAACGATAGGTTGTTAACACAAAATGTGATTATACAAACACTTATAAATATTTTGATTGAAAGCGAGTTAGTTACGGAAAAAGAATTACAAACAAAGATTGAAGATAACCTTGATGATATTCAAGATATAATAAATTCAATTGAGATAACAACCTCAGATGATGAAGATGATTCAGTTATGAGCTCCATGTATTTTGGACCACATGGAGAAGCCTAAAAATTTATTACATTTTATTTGGATATATGGAATTTTTTTCGTATATTAGTAGAATAATATGTTTAATTAAAGGGAGACCTTATGAAAAGACAAGTAATATTTACGTTAGTACTTTCAGGACTATCGTTTGGAGTAATTGACTCCGCAGTAACTAAAGATAAATCAACTAATCAAACTGAATTAATTGATTTACAAAAAGAAAGAGAAGAAGAACTCTGTAAAATTGAAGAAGAAAAATACCTACTAGAATTGCATTATGAAGAAGAGTTACAAAACTTTTTAGATGCATTAGGATTCAGAGAAAGTGGTAATAGATATCACATAACAAACAAGTGGGGATACATGGGTAAGTATCAATTTGGAAGAAGTACTTTAAAAGGATTAGGATTCAAAGTAACTAAAGAAGAATTCTTAAATAACCCACAACTACAAGAAGAAGCAATGATGGCTTTATTACTACACAACAAAGAAAAACTTCAAAAGTATATCGATGTATTTGATGGACAAACTGTTAATGGTATGTACATCTCAGAAAGTGGTATATTGGCAGCTGCACATCTTGGAGGACAGGGTTCTGTAAAACGATACTTTAAAAATGGAAAAGTTTTTAAGGATGGTAATGGAACAAAAATCACTTCTTATATGAATAAGTTTAGTGGTTATGAAATTAAATTAAAACCAAATTCATGATAGAATTATTAACTACCTATAATATTGTTATAGGAATTTCAGTAGTCATAAATATCGTACTACTAATAGGAGTTCGAAACCTATTAAAACAAAACGAACAATTAGAAGATAGGGTAGTAAATACCATTTATTCAACTAGAGATAAGGTAGAAAATGCATTAACTGCAATGAGAAAACTAGATATTAAACAAGCATTTGAAAAAGATGATGAGGTTGGTATAAGCTTTAGTGAAATAAAAAAAATAATAGAAGAGTTAAACAACGAAATATAATGGCGAAAAAAAGGAGAAAAAAATCCAAAATTTATTTTGGTACACCTGCACAGGAAGCAATAATAAAATATAATGCAAGTGATAATTTTGAAGAAAGGTCTCAGATATATGAAGAAGGAATCAAATACCCATTCGAAAAACTTGCAGAAAATGTTCTTAATACATTCAAGTTTTCTTATTTCGATGTACCAAAAAAAGATATCCAAACAGAAGTAGTATCTACAATGGTAGAAAAAATGCATATGTTCAAACCTGGTAAAGGTAGAGCATTTTCTTACTTTACAATTATAGCAAAGAACCATTTAATTTTAAAAAATAATGGTAACTACAAAAGATGGAAACAAAACAATCTCCTTTCACAGATGCCCGAAACATGGAATCCTGAAAATGATTTTAATGAAGTTGAAGAAAATAATGAATTCAAAGATTTTAAACAATTGATGTTAGAATTTTGGGATAGTAATTTAAACTCAATCTTTACAAAGAAAAGAGATTTACAAATAGCAGATGCTGTATTAGAATTATTTAGAAGAAGTGAGCATATTGAAAACTTTAATAAAAAACATTTATATCTGTTAATCAGAGAAATGACTGATTGTAAAACTCACTACATTACTAAAGTTGTCAATGTAATGAAAATACATCAAAAGAGAATGTTAAATGATTATCTTGAACATGGGGATTTCAGAACAGAAAAAGAAAAGTTTGGTGTAGAAAAGAATAATGATTTTATAGATACTGATTACTTATAATAAAAAATATTAATGAGTTATATATTAGGAATTAGTTGTGGATATCATGACTCAGCGGCATCTTTAATAAAAGATGGTATAGTGTTAGGAGCGTGTGAAGAAGAAAGATTCACAGGTATAAAACACGATTCTTCATTTCCACATAATACGATTGATTGGTTATTTAAAAAGTATTCTATAACCAAAGAAGATTTAGATTCTATTTGTTTCTATGAAGTTCCTTTTCAAAAATTAGATAGAATAGAAGCCTCTACAAAAAAAGGTGGAGTATTAAAATACTTTAACAGAAAAAGTATTATTAGTAATAACAAAACTGCATATAAAGAATTAATGTTAGATATTGATTCTTATACTGGTAGTAAAACAAATGTTGTGTTTACCGAACATCACCTATCTCATGCAGCGTATTCATATTATACTTCTCCATACAATAACGCTATTATAGTTTCAGTTGATGGGGTTGGTGAATGGGAAACAACTACAATATATGAGGGAACAAAAAACAAACTTAAAAAATTAGATTCAATAAAATTTCCACATTCACTTGGAATGTTCTATTCTGCATTTACTGCATTCTTGGGATTTAAACCAAATGAAGGGGAATATAAAATGATGGGATTAGCACCGTATGGTGATTCATCTAGGTATATAGATAAATTCGATTCAATTATATCAGGTAAAGAGGGTAACTTTAAATTAAACATGGATTTATTTACATATGAATATTCAGATACACATATGTTTAATGAAAAACTTGGAATGTTACTTGAACTACCAAACAGATTACCAGAAGAACCACTTACACAAGACCATAAAGATTTAGCGGCATCTGTACAAGCTATATATGAAAAATATTTTTTTAATTTATTGGAAAAAGCTTTTTCGTTATCATCATCTCGTAACTTATGTTTAAGTGGAGGTTGTGCGTATAATGGAACTGCAAATGGAAAGATATTAGAAAAAACTTCTTATAATAATTTATGGATACCACCTGCACCATCTGATTCTGGTTCATCAATTGGATGTGCTTTACATTATTACTATGATAATAATGTATCATTGAGAAAGATAAACACCAATCCATATTTAGGTCCAGAGTATTCAAAGGAATCTATAAAATCTACTATTGATAAATTTAAGAAATATATCTATGGAGAATATGTAGTTAATTCTCAAATAATAAAAATTATATCTAAAGAAATTACTGATGGAAATATAATTGGTTGGTTTGAGGGTAGAATGGAGTTTGGTGCAAGAGCACTAGGTAATCGTTCTATATTAGCAAATCCAAGAGACCCTCAAATGAAATCTCGTTTAAATATGATGATTAAAAAAAGAGAAGGGTTTAGACCATTTGCTCCTATTGTACATAGAGAAAAACAGGTTAAATATTTTAAATATAATAGATTAGTTCCATATATGAATCAAGTAGTAAAGGTTAAGAAAGAATTCGTTGATAAACTTCCTGCTATAACACACATCGATAATTCTGCAAGAATACAGAGTTTAGATTCTAAAGATAATCCAAGAATATACTCTTTATTAACTCAACTTGAAATAGATAATGAGTATCCAATTGTTATCAATACCTCTTTCAATTTAAAAGACCAAACAATGGTTCTAACACCAGAAGATGCAATAAAAACATTCCTTGATTGTGAAATGGACACTCTTGTACTTGGAAATTATATTATTAGAAAAACAATTATTTAATTATTAAAATATACTTATTGAAAGATAGAGGACACTGTTTTAAGTTATAAATTACCTCGGAAATCTCTAATCGTATAATAAAGTGGTTAGTACAAAATACCCCTCCAATCGGTGGGGTTTTTTATACATAAATATATAAACCCCTAATACACTTATTTAATTGAAGGTTGAATATATATTGTAATTTTTTTTATCATATATACCATAGTTATTAACGGATATCCCTTAGTTTTGCAAGATGGAAAAGTTATTCATATTTAATTAAAACAAAAGGAGAACAATATGGAATTTTTGAAAAAAATAGGCTCTTGGGCTGAAGAATTAACAAAAATTGGTATTAGCATCATTGCCTTGGGAGTTGTACTTGAAGTACTCTTCAAAGGTACAAACATCCCTTTTTGGCCAGAAGTATCAGTAGTTGATAACATTATGGGCATTCTAGGAAGTTTAAGTGCTGAAGGTCTGTTAGGACTTGTAGGGGCTTTTGTACTGTACCACATTATTAAGAAGTAAGGATTAGAAGTAATTCTAACAACGCGTTTAAGATTAAACCTCACACTAAAAGTGGGGTTTTTTCGTTTACTATATTTATATACAACTAATATGGTATAATCATGAGTATAGAATTTGAATTATTTCCTGGAAAAAACCTTAGTGGATTGTTTAAAGATATCTATGATAATCAACAAAACAAGAAACAAAGAATATCAGAACTGATTTCAGAAATGAGAAATGTAATCAGACATGCTGGGGATATGGCAGTAATAGGACCAATCCTAAAAGACTTAATTGATTCATCAATCAGAAACGATGAATCATTAATTAAGATGAGTGCAATTGCACAAAGAATTATAGGTGCAGCACAAAAATCGGAAGGAGATACTGGTTTTCTTTCTGATATTGAAAAAGAACAACTACTAAGACAATTAGATGAAACTATTTTACAAGTAGCAGATGAACAAGATGTTAAGGTTGATGAACTTACTAACGAAATAGAAGAACTTAAACAAAAGGTTGGAAAGTAATGCAAAGAATACAAAAATCTAATTCTAGTTTTTTAACTAACAATCAAAATAATAAACAAAAGTTAGTTACAGGTACCGTAGTATATGTTCATATTAATGATACAGAGTTTGAATCAATAACAATACCAGATGATATAACTTCAGATGTATCGGATTTAGATTCAGTACTTGGATTTGCTAAAATTGTTGAAAAGGGAGATACTTCATATGATTTCGATGATTTAAATGATTACCCACCATTTAATATTGATGAAGGACTTCCATTACTTGGTGAGGTAGTTGAATTAATTAAAGTGGGTGGTAATTCACATTACAAAAGAATTCATAATATAGATATCAATGCAGGTAATGCAGTTGAGGATGCACAACTACAAGGATTGCCAGTAGAAAACTCAGATTCAAATTCATCCGGATATTCAGAAACATCTCAAACAGGAACTCCAAACTCAGGAGGTGATGGTGATAGAAGTAATAAACTTGGAGAATATTTTGAACCAACACAAATCAATCCACTTGTATATTATGAAGGTGATAAGGTAATACAATCGAGATTTGGACAATCAATTCGTTTTAGTGGATATAACAATGAAGAAAATGTTTTTGCTCCAACTATACTAATAAGAAATAGGCAAAATGATAAATCTATTGAAGATTTAAAAGAGTTTGAAATAACAGAAGAGGATGTTGTAGAAGATGGTTCTACTATCGCTATAACTAGTGGAGATTATGAGTTAGCATTTACTCCTGGTACTGCTGATGTTCCATTTGAAACTGAACCTATATATCATACCCCACCTGAAGAACTAAAGGCAACAGACCAAATTTTAATTAATAGTGGTAGAATAATACTATCTTCTAAAGATTCAGAAATGATATTCTTTTCTAAAGGAGATTATTCATTTATTTCTGATGGTAAGCTTACAATCGATAATGGATTAGATGGTGCTGAAATAGATTTAAATGGAGAATATAGAACAACTACTAATGATAATAATATGTATTTTTTAGGTGGTAGTGGTGAAATATATTTAAATACCGAAGAAACAACAGAACCTTTGGTAAGAGGTGAAACTCTACTTGGATTAATGGAAGAGTTAATTGATGCCATAAATGTACAAGTATTTCAAACTCCATGTGGTCCAACTGCACCTGGTCCAACTAACAAACCTACCTTTAATCAGATTAAATCAAAATTGAATACATTTTTATCTACTTTAAATTATACGGAGTAATAATATGTCATTCAATACATTTAAAGCAAATATGGAAAACTATATGACCAACCAAGGTGGTATAGGTGCATTTACTGATTTTGCTAAAAAGATTACTCAAGAATATAATATGTGTATTTTGAGAGGGTTTCAAGATACAAACATGATTCCATTATCTGCGGGAAATACTGCAGGAATGGAAGCGTTGGTAGTTATAGCGTGTGCAACTGCTTTATCAAAAAGTGATGGATTGCATACATTTGCAGATGATATTGGTAAGGGAGTAGTTGCGTTTTGGACAGGTGCTACACTTACAGTTGGAATTCCTCCTATAATACCAGCAACTGGAGCAATTCAAAACATAACAACAACTGCAGCGGTGTGTATGAATCCAGGTGCTTGGTCTCCAATCGGTCCTTTATCAAATACCAATGAAACAAGTACTTTTTTATCACTACTTGCAGCTGGTATGCAAACCCATCTAACAACAACCGTATTTATGTATTCAACAATATCCATTTATCCTGGTGCACCACCACCCGTAGCACCTGGTGTTTTGATACATCCAGCATACTTAGTACCAGGTTAATAACCATAAAATTAATAGTAATATATTTATATTAAGATAAACAGAATCAAAATGAACAACAAACAATTAATAAAAGTAATAAGAACTCTTGTTGAGGTAGAAACTGCCAAACAACAAGAACGTTTTTTATCGAAAACTTTTCCAAAGATATTGGAAGAGGAAGTAAGTAGAAGATTAGCAGAGGTGAAGGGGGGTGTAGCCGTTCCCTCAACGCAAGTCGTTAGTGAAGAGATAGACCCTTTCCAACAAGTAGAACTTGCGTTAGAACAAGAACGAGCAACACCAAAGAAAACATATTCTAAAAACAAATCTATAAACGAGGTTTTAAATATGACAACTCCCTTTACAAAAGCACAAAGAGCAAGTGGAGGAACACCCGGTGGAGGCAAATCAGTATTAGATACTCTACCACAACAAGAACCAATTCAAGAGAGTATGGATAAAACCGTATCATTTACATCTCAAGGAGCAGGAGCTGGAGTTGAGGGAATGAGAACACAGATGGCACAAAAAATGGGGTATGGAGATGTATCACGAGGACCAAGTAAAAATGGTCTTGGAGTTAAGACAGGTTTAGCCGGTCTTGATAAAATACTAAACAGAGATAATTCTGCATTGGTTAGGAAATTTAAAAAATAAGATAAGGGGAGTGAGTAATGGCATTTATACTTGGTAAAAAAACACTTAAAGATTCCGAAGAATTTGATTCTTATGCATATGGAATTACACTACCAATACAAGGTGGTAATACAGGATTTTTTGCACAAGCATTTACATCACTTGAGCAAGCAAAAGCTAATCTTAAAAATTTGTTATTAACTGCAAAGGGTGAAAGAATAATGCAGCCAGACTTTGGTTCAGGACTAAGGTCATTATTATTCGAACAAATGGATGATACTGAATTTAAAAAAAACATCCAACAAACTATTTTAAAAAGTGTAGAGTATTGGTTACCTTACATTAGAATAGAAGCAATTGATGTAGATATGGCAAGTGAATTAAAAGATAAAAATCAAGTAAATTTAAATTTACAATTTACAGTTGGAAACGATATTGATTTACAAGAAATAACATTGGTAGTACAGGAATAATATTATGGCATTAAACTCAGCTAATTTTAAAAGTAACAATGGAAGAGATATAAAATATCTAAGTAAAGATTTTGCGTCTTTTAGAAGTAACTTAATTGAATACTCTAAAACTTATTTTCCTAAAACATATTCTGATTTTAACGAAGCTTCTCCTGGTATGATGTTTATAGAAATGGCATCTTATCTTGGAGATATATTGTCATACTATACAGATGATTCATTGAAAGAATCATTAATGTTATATGCAGAAGATAAGCAAAATGTAATTGCTCTTTCAAACTACTTGGGATATAAACCAAAAGTTACTTCACCTGCAATCGTAACAATTGCGGTGTATCAATTAGCACCTTCTATTGGTAGTGGAGAAGATAACAGACCAGATTCTGATTATTACTTAAGAATACGAGAAGGTATGGTTGTAGAAGCAGCTAAAACAAATGTTCAGTTTAGAACAACCGAACTTGTTGATTTTAATGATGCAACTGATAGAGAAATTACGGTTTATACTGATTCAGCTGGAGAAGCAACACAATACCTTATTAAAAAATATGTAAAAGCAATTTCAGCTACATTAAAAACCGTAACTAAAACATTTAGTTCACCTCAACAATTTTCTAAAATAAATCTTGCAGATAAAAATGTAATTGATGTATTTGATGTACGAGATGCAAATGGTGGTAAGTGGTATCAAGTTCCATACTTAGCACAAGAAATGGTATATGTTGATTATCCAGTTTCAGAGCAAACTGATAAAGATTTAGCTCAATTTAAAGATTCTGTATCAAATATATTAAAAGTATTGAAAACTTCAAAAAGATATGTAACTAAGATTAATCAAGATAATACAACTACACTAGTATTTGGTGGTGGTAATTCAACAAATGATGAAGTATTAATACCAAGTACAAAAAATGTTGGATTGGGATTAAATTCATCCATAGATAAAATGAGTTCTACGTTTGACCCTGCTAATTTCTTAAGAACATCATCTTATGGACAAGCACCTTCAAATACAACTCTTACAATTTCTTATCTAGTGGGTGGTGGTGTATCTTCTAATGTTTCTAAGGGAGAACTAACATCAATAAAAAGAATTGAATTCGATGATGATGTAAAAACATTTTCACAAAACGAATCTACTTTATATAATAAAATGAAAGCTTCGGTAGCAGTTGATAATGAAACTCCAGCAACTGGTGGTAGGGGTGAAGAAACTATTGATGAGATTAGAGAAAACGCATTAGCTAACTTTGGTTCACAAGGTAGAGCAGTAACAAGAAAAGATTATCAAGTTAGAGCATTGGCATTGCCTCCTAAATATGGTGGAATCGCAAAGGCATATTGTTCACCAGATGGTCAATTGGATAATAACTCACCTGGTTCATTATTAAAAGATACTGATTCAATTGAAGAACTAATGGGTGTGGTTAACATGGTTAAAGACCAAAACCTATCAGATGCAGAAACACGAGAAGAAGTTAAAAGATTATTAAAAAGTAAAAAGGGTAGTCCTGGTGAAAAAAATAATCCATTTGCAATTAACTTATATATTCTTGGATATAACTCAGATAAAAATTTATCTATATTGAATAGAGCAGTTAAAGAAAATCTGAAAACATATATTGGAGAATATAGAATGTTAACAGATGGAATTAATATTATTGATGGGTATGTTATAAACATAGGACTTGATTTTGAAATAAGAGTTTATGGTGGATATAATAAAAGAGAAGTACTTGCAAAATGTATATCAGAATTAACGCAATATTTTAATATAGATAATTGGACGTTTAATATGCCAATTAATATATCTGCAATAGAAATTTTACTAGCAAGTATTGAGGGAGTTCAATCCGTACCAAAGTGTGAGATAGTAAATAAATGTTTAGGAAAATACTCAGAACATTCATATGATATACAAGCAGCAACAAAGGGTAAAATGGTGTATCCATCAGTAGACCCTTCTGTATTTGAGGTTAAGTTTCCAAATAAAGATTTAAAAGGGAGAGTAGTATAATGTATCATTTCGTAACATCATCCAAAGATTCAACAATTTATTTACAACAACCAAGTCAAAACACTGGATTGGATGAGATAATTGAGGTATCTAAAACTTTCTATGGTAATCTTAAAGATAATGCAAGAGCATTAATAAAATTTGATACTACTCCATTATCACAATCAATTGCTAGTGGAGATATCACAATGAGTTCTGCTCATTTATTATTAAAAGAATCTGATGCAAATGAGATTCCTATGGATTACACAATTTATGCATATCCTATATCACAATCATGGGATATGGGTATTGGAACACGATTTGATGATATATCAACCGATGGTGTAAGTTGGGAAAACAGAGGAACATCCACAGAAAGTTGGTTAGGAGATGGTGGATATGCGAGTGGTACGAGTGGTTCTTTTAACGGAAAGGGTGGTACATGGTACACTGGTTCGGCTGGTTCACAAGATTTTTCATATCAATCGAGTGATATAGAAATGAATGTACTCAGTTCAATGAATAGTTGGATTGGTGGTACACTACCAAATGAAGGATTTATAGTAAAACATTCGGATGCAAAAGAAGCAGATACAGTTGATTATGGAGAATTAAAATTCTTCGGTAAAGAAACTGCAACAATATACCAACCTAAAATTAGAATTGGTTGGGATGATTCGGTATTTACAACAGGTTCATTAACAGAATTAACTTCTGAAGAAATTAATGTAACGTTTAAAAGATTAAAAGTAAGATATAAGGTAGGGAGTACACCAATGATTAGAGTTTTTGGTAGAGAAAAATATCCTCTTAAAACATATACAAACACATATGCTTATACAGATGTAAAATATTTACCATCAACAACTTATTATCAAATTAAAGATATAGTAACTGGTGATGTAATAATACCATTCAATGATAACTATACAAAAGTTAGTTGTGATACCAATGGTAATTATTTTAAATTAGATTTATCTAACTTTGAATATAATAGAGATTACTATATTGAAATAAAAACAATAAGAAGTGGTGTAGTAGAATATTTTAGTGATAAAGATTTAACATTTACCGTAGAGAAATAACATGGGGTTAAAAGATAGATTTCGAATTGATGAACTTGTTAAAAGAGGTTCTAAAGCAATTCCTCGTGATGAACGAGGTGGAATCCGAGTGCGCAAAAGAGATGGTAAACCTTTACCACCGGGATACTTTTTCAAAGAGGGTTCTAAACATCCAGTTCAATTACCAGAGAAATTTATACCATATGGAAAAAAGCCAATCAAATCTCCAAACGATACAAAAAAATTCAAAGCTGATTTTGTAGATACATTGCCTCCACTAAAGAGTCTTGCGGATTTAGAAGCTCAAAAATCATTTGGGGGAGAAACATCTGGTTTCATTGAAAAACCTAATTATGATGAAAGTGAACTTAAAAAGGCAATTGATGTAAAAGTTGATGAGTTAATAAAACCCAAAAAAGTTCAAAGAGGTGATTTTGTTCCTAAACCAAGATATACTAGTTTAGAAAAAAAGTATGAAGATGCACAAAAACAAATAAAGACAATAACCTCACAACGAGATAATGCGTTATCTAGTATTGCTTCACTTGAGGGGGAGATATCATCTTTACAATCACAACTTGATTCATGCCAAGCTCAACTTGATGCACAGATTATAGAAACCGAAAAAGCAACCGATAGATATAGTGATTTACTAAAAGATTTTCAGACTTCTTTAATAAAGGGTACAAAGGAAGGTATTGAACGAGCATCTTTATCTGCACAAGCTCAAGGGTTACAAGCACAAAAAGAAACCTTACAAGCACAATTAGCATCACAACAAGATATTGTAAAATCGTTACAAAATCAACAAGTGATACAACAACAAGTTGCCGAACAACAACAAGAAGCAGCGGAACAACAAGTTGAGGCAGCTAAACAAACAAGTTTATTGGGGTTAGTTGAGGATAAAGGACAATTCCAAGTTAAGGGTACAGTTGGTTGGGCACTTCACCCATCAAGTAAAAATAGAAAAACAGAACAAGCTGCTAGATGGGATGATAGAAAGAAAGGTGATAGGGGAAGATTAACTGGTCTTAAATATGATTGGTATAACTTAGGTGAAGAAGCAATCACACTTAGCGTAACGGAAACTGTAATTAACAACAAAAAATGGTTAACAGGTGTTCCTAGTTCACTTACTATTCCTGCAAGTCCTGATGGTGGTTCAACACCTGGTAAGAAAACAGTTACTTTTGGTAGGGGAAGTATTGGTAAGGGAACTTATGAAACAGAAATAGAATGGACAAACACAACCACTAATGAGAAATTTAAAATGAAAACTCGTTATTGGCAAGCAAGACGTAGGAGAAAAACCTAATAGATTATGGCTTTAGAAACATTTAAAGAAATAGTAGAGAGAAAAGGATATCTCGTAGAAAATGAAGATAGAAAAATTTTCGAAAAGGAAATTAAGAAATCTAACTTCGGACTAGGTGTGTCTGATATGATTGAATTCATTTTATATGATTCAAATGATAATCAACTACCACAAGGAGAGGATGCAAAACTTGTTAGATATATTCATATAGATGATAAAAACATTAATGATTATTTTTTAATAACAAGAAATGCAGAAACTAAAAAGACAAATGATGCAGCTGAGTTTATAATTGATTTAGAAAGATTAATTAGAGAAGCTGGATATTCTAATGGTATATTCAAGACTCAAATAACATTACTAAACAGAAGAATCGGTTCAGAAGAAGGAGAAACTGATAAATTATGGATACATGAAATATCACCAACACGAACCGAAATAAGAGTTGTTCCTTTAAAAAATACAAATAAACCCAATGAAGATTTACTAAGAAGGTATGGGTTATTCACCGATGAAGGAAACTTTAGAGATGATACCATTTATTATGTTAGAAACTTTATTGATAGTATTGATATCTTTAAGGTTGTTGATAGATTTATAAGAAGTAAGGGTAGAATTCGTGATGGAAGACGATATCAAAAACTAGTTCAACAAGAATTTAAAGTAGGTTCATTTGATAATTTGTTAAATGATATAAAAGCTAGATATCTTGAGTCTATGGATTATTTCATAGTTGGAAAAGATTGGGATATCACATCAAACACTTATGGTAAATCAATTAATAATCCTGATTTATTAGAATTAACAATTTCAAAAATAAAAAGAGTAGCAGAAACTGCTATACGAAATTCGGTTGAGTATTATTTACCAAAACGTAAAATACAAAATAGTATTGAATTAACCGCAGATGAACAAATTACGTTTGATAAGGTTAAGAAAATATTAAAAACTATTAAAGCAAATCAAAAATTTCCAAGTACCATACCATCTGAAGTAGGAGGTGTAGTTAGAGGTTGTACAGATAAAGAAGCACTTAACTATAATCCACGAGCAAAAGAAAACGATGGTAGTTGTAGATATAAAGAAACAGAATTAGCAGCTGCTGTTGTAGAGGGTTGTACTGATAAGAGTGCAGTAAACTATAATCAGTATGCAAATAAAGATGATGGTAGTTGTAAATATCAAGAAGTGGTTGAAGATTTTGCTGATTTAGGAGGAGGACTTGATACCGATACAGAGGTTGTAGTTGACCCTCCACCACCTCCACCACCAAAACCAGTGTACAAATATACAACAAAAATATACTATGTTTGGTCAGAAACCGGTTCAATAAATTATACCGATAGAACTGGAGGAAAGGTTGTATCATCTGGTATTGAATACGATGCTCTAAAAATAACTTTTAGAGATGATGGACCTCCGAAGTTTGTTAATGATGTAAGAGAAATACCAAAAATAAAAATTACACCACCACTTGTTGTTGAATATAGAGTTCAGAACCAAAGTAGGGTAACAAGACAAAGACCAGAATTTTTAGAAAGAAAGAGATTTAATGATATTCACCCATTTGGTGATAGAGAAGGATATAACAGACGTAACAACCGTTTACAAAAGTATCCAAATGTAATTGAAGAGTTTGAAGAAATATTTGTGGGTTCTTCTTTATCTTTTTCTTATAAGAATAAGTTAAATCAACAAAAAACAAGTTCTACAATAGAACCAAATGATTCGTTAATAATATGTGCAGTTGAAAATTCAATATCAAGTGTACCTGGTCTTAAAGTAACACGAGTAGGAACCTGTGGAGGAACATATCCACAAGTAATTACCGTACCTAAACCAAAATATAAATGTAATAATTCACGAGCGATAAACTTTGGTGAAGTTGGTGTGTGTAAATATGCACCAAAACCAGTTGACCCAATAATACCACCACCTCCACCACCTCCACCACCACGAAAAAGGTGTCTTGACCCAAATGCAGATAATTATCGGCAATATGGGACTTGTACTTATCCAATTTTTGTTGATGTTGTGGATAAACCAATTCAAATAGTTCGAAATACACCACCTAGAATCACTGGTGGAAATTCTGGAGGCAGCCGCGGTGGTGGAGGTGGTGGTTCAAGAGAAGTTCAGGAGATATTAAATGCAATGGGCGGAGATTTTAATGGAGATATTGAATTTAATAACAGAAATAATTCAATGTTGAGAATGGGTGGGTTTAATCGCCTTCTCTAAAAGATACAGGAGAAGATAATAACTATATATTTATAGTAGAAATATTGTTGGGATATACATGAGAAACAGAAGAGAATTTAATTACGATGATTTCAGAGGTTACGAGGATAACTTTGGAAGAGCTAATGGGGAAAATCCTTTCGGATATGAACCAGAGGTACTTCGTCCTATTGGTAACGGTGGAGGTGGAGGCGGAGGTAGAGTATCAAGACCTACTCCACCTATAATTGTACCAAAACGTCCTGTGCCAGAAATAAGTAAACCTCGTTTCGTAAAACCGATACTTCCAACACCAGCACCAATAAAACCTGATTTGCCACCAAATCCAATTATCCCAATAAAAATACCACCTCGTGTGTTTGTAAAAGGTGGGTGTATGGATTCGAAGGCAACTAACTTTGATAGAAGAGCAACTTACGATAATGGTAAATGTAGATATCCAAAACCAGAGATTAAACCTGTGGTAAAAGATAAAAATGCACCAGTTACTGTGACCATAGCTAGTGATAGAGGACCAGCTGAAGTTAAAGTAAATGGTAAATCTGTGGGTACAACAAATGGTTCAGGTGATTTTCATACCAAAGTTTTAAATTTTACAGAAAAAGAATTACTTAGTAGAAAGACAATAACAGTAGAAAAATCAGGATTTACATCAAGAGATGAGTGGAGAATATCTTCTAAACAAAAAACTTTATATAAAGATGTAAAACCAGTTATTGATATTGTACGACCTGATTTACCACCACCAATTCGTACTAACCCACAACCAACTAGAGGTAATGTAAGAAATAACACTCCTACAATCACTGCAACTACTGATGGTAGTGGTCAGTTTAGAGATTATATGGATGTGGACTTCCTTGACCCAATAACTGAACAATTTGGTAGAGGAAGAGGAAATATCAACTTCGGAGGAAACAATTCCTTTGAAACAAGAGCGGGACGAATTAATCCCAGTTTTAATGCCTTTAATAGAAGAGCTTCTAAACCATCATCTCCAAAAATTAATTTTAACAATTATCTTGGTATTGAGCCACTAGGTTCGCCTGTTAAGGGAAAGTCTTTACCAAAACCAGCACCACCAAAACTATCATTAGGTAAAGTTGGATTTAATTATTTCGAAATTGTATTAGAGAGAAAAATAAATGGTAAATGGGTACAACAACCGAATTCAAATGCTAAAATTGCAGATGTATCTATAAGACCTAAATCACACGCACTACGATGTGGATTTAGTTTAAGAAAATCATCTGTTGAAATTATAGAACCACCTATCATTGAAGAAAGCTATTCAGTTAGCATAATTGGTGATGTACCAACGGATGATACCATTCTTTGGAAAACTAATTATGGACAAGTTGGGGGTGTATTAGATGATGATGATATTGTAACATTTAAAATTGAAAGACAAGAGGGAGACCCTATACCAAGTATTTCATTTTATGCAAATGGTATAACTGATTTTACACATAGGGGAGAATTTCAATATTCATCTAATGGTAAAAAAGTTACTTCAAGAAAGGGATTGGAAACAACAATTCAACTTGTAGGTGGTCAAACCGATATACAAGTTCAAGTATTTAAAAATCCTATTGCAAGTGTACCTACACAACCAGCAGTTAAATTAAATAGAAGTAGTGTTAAGTTAAATCTAGCGGATAGAAACTCTGTTAAGATATCATACGAGTCAATTGATGCAGATAGTTTATTATATATCCTTGGTAAGAACAAAAAAACAATACCATTACGAGGTACTATTTCATTATCACCTAGTGATTTCCCCAATGGTGCAGGAAATTATACATTATACGTTCAGCCTGTTTCAAAACGAGGAGGAAGTGGTGAAACTCAAAAGGTAGTAATTGCAGTAGAAAGTAAAGCATATTTACCTGGTCCAGATATTACTCATATAAACTATCCACAACTAATTAAAGGAGCGGATTTTAAAGGATATGATGCAGATTTTAATATATCTTGGCAATCTATTAATACGAACTATGTTGAAATATATCTTGATACTCCAAGAAGAGAATCTTTCTTAGGTAAATTCGAACCACAAGGAGTTTCTCAACTTAATATACAAGATATTATTAGAAAAGGTAGAAGATTTCAAACTTTAAGAAATAATAGAGATTTATTACAATTTAAAATATTACTAATTCCTTATAATACAGAAGGTGATTCTAAAACAAAAGGTAAAGTTGAATCAATAAATATTACTTTTGATAAGGGAGATTTAACACTTCGTAGAGGAAGAGTTGTTGGTGATATAAGAAATGCATTTGTTGGTGAATTTGAAGATAAAGGACTTGATGAACATACATCTCCATTTTTAACACACTATTTGCACCTAGGTAATGGTGATAATAGGTTAATTGGTACATGGGGAATCGATGAAACAACATTTTCAGATTTTAGAATTAATCCAGCAACTAACAAAAAAGAATTATATGGTGAGGTACAGAAATCATTAGTTTTAAAACTATATGACCCATTACCACGAAATATAAATCCTAATGATAAAATTTGGATATCCAAAATACAATCAATTCCATTAATTGATAGAATAACAATTACAGATGATATAGTTAACAACTGTACTCCATTAACTCCTAACTTTGAATTAGATGTTACTGATACAATTGGATATCAAATAATGGATGATTTAATAACAAGTGGTTCTACCTCATCTACCGATGTTGTAAATCAATTTGTATCATCTAGTAATTTTTCATTAGATAATTTAAATATAGAATTTGTAAGTCAATCTTCAATAATAAATGAAGTTGGTACTGGACTAATATTAGAACAAACTGGTGATGAAGATTATAATTGGAAAGAGTTTATTAAATATTCATCTGCAGATGAGAGAGTTCAAAATTTTTACTATAAAGTAAAATTATTAGAATCATATCAATCTAAATATGATATTGTAAATTCACTAACTTCATCAATTGCAACAACTCAAGAAGCTAAAAATATACAATTTAAAATAGGTGAAGTAAGAAGGGGATTTGATTCTTTTGAAAAATATCTATATAACGAATCAGGTTCATTAACGTATCCTGGAGCGGGAGAGAATACACTTTCATCATCAGATGACTCATCTACTATAAGTTGGTTTGCTGGAATATTAAATTCAGCTCAATCATTTGATTATAATAACACATCTCGATTATCATTTAATTTACCAAAACATATTAAAGATGATGAAAACAATTCTGATTTCATTTTATTCTCTGATATGATTGGACAACACTTTGATGTTATATACACACATATCAAAGCAATATCTAAAAGTAATAGAATTGAAAATACCCATGAATATGGTATAGATGATACTATGTTATATCATATGTTAGAATCCTTGGGATGGAATGCCGATATGGGTGTTTCTGGACAAGCACTTTGGGAATATGCATTTGGTAAAGATAAGGATGGTAATAAAACAACTTCCTTAAGTGGTAAGGATAGACAAAATGAAATATGGAGAAGATTATTAAACAATCTACCATATTTGTATAAACATAAAGGTACAAAACGAGCAATATCCGCAGCGTTAAGTTGTTATGGTGTTCCTGCTTCATTACTGACTGTGATGGAATTTGGAGGACCTAGTGACCCGGATGGAGATACTCCAACCAAATTCACATATGATGATAGAACTGCTTCAATATTACTAAGTGGTTCTGCAGCTATTACTTTACCTTGGAAAGAACACACATCAGTATTTAGTGATGATTATCCTAATGCAGTTGAACTAAGAATAAACTCGGAACAAAGACAAGACCAAGAGATAGTGAGTACCGATGGGTGGTCATTGAATTTAATCGCAAATACAGGTTCTCTTGCAGAAGTACAATTTAAAATTAGTGGAAGTAATACTATACTTTCATCTTCAACTGGAACTGGTTCTTTATTTAATGATGAATATACTCAAATAGTAGTACAAAAAGTAGTATCTGGTTCATTTGATGTATTTGATGTATATGCACAGGAATCATTTCAAGGAAGAATTAGAACTAAACTTAGTTCAAGTTTAGAAATACGTTCAGGAACAAATTCATGGAAGAGTGGTAGTTTACTAACGTTAGGTGGTACTAACTTAACTGCTTCGGTTGATGAGTATAGATTATGGAGAACTCCATTATCACAATCAAGAATTGATAATCATACATTATTACCAGATGCAGTAGATGGAAATCATATATCTGCATCATCTACTGATTTATTATTTAGAAATGATTATGAGTATCCTAAAAACAGATACTCAAGTACCTCTATTAAAAACGTATCAATAATACAAACATATGTTACTGAATCGATTGCTTCTAATTTTACAGATATTAGTTCATATCCATTTCAATATAAATCATATGATAGAGAAGTAACTGCAGTTGTACCATCAACGGGTAATAGTCTTGGAAATAAAGTTAGATTTGAAACACAAACATTAGTATCGGATTTAAATTATAGAAGTAGAGCTACTAAAAAATCATTTGACCAATCTCCTGTTGATTCAAACAGATTAGGATTATTTTTCTCTCCAACAAAAGAGATAAATATGGATATAATTCGTTCACTTGGTGAGTTTAATATAGATGATTATATTGGAGACCCATCTGATGATTATAAACCAACATACAATAGACTTAATCAATTAAGAAACTACTACTTTGACCGATATACTTTAAATATTTACGAATATATACAATTGGTTAGATATATTGACCAATCATTATTTAAGATTATATTATCTTTAATACCTGTTAGAGCACAAACAAGTGAAGGTTTATTAATTGAACCACATATTCTTGAAAGAAGTAAAACAGAATGGAAACCAGCAACTGCGGTTAAAAAAGATTACAAAACTAATATTAATGTAAATGATTTAGTACCAAGTGGTGAAACTAAAAATTACCTAACTGTAATAGATACTAAAAATAGTACCAATCTTTCGGCAGAATCTAAGGATTTCACTGGAGTTATACCATTAGATACATCTGGAGAATTATCTGCAGATAATATAGGAATAGATAGTACTATATTAACTCAAGATAATACCGTTTTATCTGGTGAAAATATTGGGTTATCACTTTCGATTAATAATACAGAAGTTGGCCAATCACTTAGTGGTGAATTTGAGTCTGATATGTTCACACAGATAGGAACAGGACCAGATTCTCTTTCAG